GTCCTCTATTTCTGCCGTTATCTTCTCGCTGGTGCTGCTGATACGCAGCGCCGCCCGCATTTTCTCTGTTAATGTAGTAGCATCTGCCGCCATACGCTGCACCCTCTTTCTGGTTATCCCACGATTTCTGCCACGCCTGCTGCCACCAGCTCTGCCGCACGCTCCCTGCTTACGCTGTAAGCCTCGCCTGCGTCCTTAATCTGGTTAAGCTGCTTGTCTAAGAACCTTGTAACGGCTTTTACCTTTACCAGCCCTGCTGCCGCCTCTGCCTCTTCTCTGGCTTTCTGCTCTGCTGCCGCTTTTTCCTCTGCCTCTTTCGCTGCCTGCGCCGCCTCTGCCTGCTCTCTGGCCGCCCTCTCTGCTGCTGCCCGTTCCTCTTCCTGCCGTGCCGCCTCTGCTACCGCCTTTTCCTCTTCTGTAAGCTCTTTTTCCTCTGGTACGTCCACCTCTACTGCTGCAATTCTGGCTATAATATCCTCTGCCTTTCCAGCAGCACTTACGCCCATATCCTTTGCCAAAGCCTGCAAGCTCTTATAATCCATGCTTTTCAGCTGTTCTGCGTCTAAATGTCCTTTCATGCCCTCTACCTCATTTCTGGCAGCCAGCGCAGAACGCCAGCCGCCGTATTTTTCCCTTACGCCGCCGCTATCTTCTCGATTGTTACCAGACTGTTCTTGTCAACTACCTTGCCGTCTGCCATCATGATACCCTTTGTAATCTGGTCGTCGGTGTCGTTGTCCTCATACTTCTTAACTCCCATAGCATAGTTGGTGTTAAGCACATAGTCCTTGAAATTGAAAAGAAACGCAAATACCGTGCCGGCCGCCAGCGTCTTTGTGTATGCCGCCACATAATCACAAAGCACTACTTCCCTGCCTAAAAGCGTGCGCTCCGGCTTTCCTGCTATGCCGTGGTTTACTCTGGCTATCGGCTGCCCGTTGCTGTCCGTAATCCCCACATACGCCATAAAGGTTTTTTTGCTCATGCACCACTTAGCGCCGTTCTCATAAGCCAGCGGCAACGCCGCCTCTGCCGCAATCAAATCATTGTAGGACGGTGCGGCGCTCTCCACTTTCTGCCCCTCTGCGGGCGTTTCCGCTAAAATGCCTTTCGGTTTCCCGCTGCCGTCGCCGCTAATGATAGCCTGCTCTAACGCCTTTGTCATAGCCTCTACAATGTTGTTGATAAGCAGGCTTTCAAAAGCACTGATAGCCATTGTGTCAACTTCCAGAGATACGGCTACTGCGCAGCGCAGCTTATGGTACGCAAAGGTAATCATGCCGTCTTTCTTGATGTCCTTTTTCTGCTTGTCGCTGCCTGCCCCCTCATTTACCCATGTAGCCGTAGGTTTTACGGTGGATACAGGGATAGATACGCCGCCCTTGTACGCCGTTCTGGTTACAAGCGCTAAAATCATGCCCGTGCTTTCCAGTTTTTCTACAATCTGGTTAAGCACCGTTGTAGGGATAACCGCCCCTACGTCTGTGGTCTTGCTTACTGCGTCGGCTCTGTACTCTTTCGGCAGTTCCTCACCCCTGCACACATACTGCATGAACGCCTTACGGTATTCCATTCTGCCGTACCTGTCGCCGTCGTCCTGCCCCTCGCCTGCTGCCCCCGCAAAGTTTCTAAGTACCGTGGGCGTTGCGCCGTTCCCGTCGCTTTCCTCGTCGCCTACGGTTTCGCCTGCTGCAATTCTGGCAAGTAAGCTATTACGCCGTTCAGCGTTTGCAATAATCGCTGCACGCTCTTCCTGCAAGGCTGTTACCTCGCTTTCCAGCGCCGCTATTTCCTCGTCTTTCAGCTCTGCCGCCCTTGTGGTTAATTCCCCTCTAATCTGGGCTAATCTGGTTTCGATTTCCTTTAATCTCATTGTCTGTGTTCTCCTTTTCTTTGTTTGATTTTCTTACAAGTTCGCCCTAATCTTTAGTAAGTTTATACGCCTCTGTAACAACTCCTGCCGCTCCTGCTCATAACTCCTATCAGCAAAAGCACGGGCGCTTATTTCCGTACCGCTGTTTGCTGGTATGCTAACCGCTGATACGTCATAAACCTTTTTAATTCTTATGATAGTCCTTGTGTGCGTCTGTCTGTCGTAGCTTTCCTCTGCCACCGTAAAGCCCCATGACATTTTATTTATCATGCCAGCCTCTATGTCTTGGTAAAGCCCACGGGCTAAGTCCGTCCTGCCTAAATCGGCAGCAACTAAAAGCCCTTTATGGTCTGGCACTAGGATAAGCGTTTTGTTTGACTGTCTGGCAAATACCCTGCCCGCATGGTCGTACTGCATGATAACGTCGCTCATGTCTGCGCCGTCCAGTGCGTGTGCGTCTATCCTTTCGTAAATCTTTGTGCCGTCCTCAAACTCATAAAGCAGATACGGCGCATCAAACGTGGTAGCGTATCCCTCTACGTAAAAATCCGTCTGTATCCGCTTTGTGGCGGCTTGTGCTGTCAGAGGCGCTGCCAGCGCCCTATATTCCCGTTCTTTCTTAATCGGCATCTTTTACACCCTCTTTCTTTCCGCTGCCGTCCTGCGGCGGTTCTGGCGGTTCTGGCGGCGTTTCCTGCTGCTGTCCGTCCTTTGCTGGCTCTGCTGTCTGCCACCCCGCCTGCGGTGCTTGCTGTATGATTATCTGCGGCTTTTCCGTGCTGTTCTTCAGCTCGCTTATCTCCGTGTATTCCTTGCGGATATAATACTTGTCGCCGCCCTCAACGTGTGCCATGTTCCATATATCCATTACGCCGTCACGGTTAAGCAGCGCACGATCAAAAAGCTGTGTGCTTACTTGCAGCTTTGTTGCGTTGCTGGCATATTGCAGACGGTTAGCGGAAAACATGATAGCATTACCGCACGCCCTCTCACGCTCCGTATAGCTCATGTTTGACATTACAAGCGATAGCTGTATCGCAAACGGCTCTATTTTCCCCTCATAGTAGGCGTTCCACGTTTCCTCATTAAATTTGTTTTGCAGAATATCCATGTTTGTACCAAAGTGCGTGCATACATTCTCTTGTATGTTCTGCATCTGCAAGGCGTTTGGCGTGTACGGCTTGCTTTCCACCTGCTTAAGCTCGCTGAATTTGTTGTCATAGATAATCATGCCGCTGTCATTCTCTGCGCTTAAGTTTTCCTCGGTAAACCTCTGCCGCTCTTTCTTTATGTCCTCTGGTTTCAGCATATTTGCCACCTTTGCCAGAAAACGGATATTTGCGGAATTTTTGACGGCGTTTATAATGCCCTCATTCTGCGTATGTATCAGCTGCATTGTCGGCTTAAGCGTGCGGTTATCCTCTCCGAAAAGGTCGTCTTTATATTCAAAGTCCGTCATAACCCCCACACGCTCAAACTCGATAGCGGCGTGTTCCCCGTTCCCAAAAAGATACCGTAAGTACACTTGCCCTGCTGCCTCTACTACCTCGCAGCGCTGCGCCCGCAGGGGATACCAGCCAATAAGCGTGCCGTATCTGTCCTCTACTGGCACAATAAAAGCGGTGTGTTCCACCGCTACATATGTTGCCAGCCTCTTTATGAATTTTGTCGTATCCATGAAATAGTTAGGCTTTTGCTGTAGCGTCTTTTCCAGCCGCTTTAGTGCGCTGCCCTCTATCTCTGGCTTTAGCTTGCTACAATGCGTGGCAAAGCTGTTTACTGCCGTTCTGGTCAAGTCCATTTCATATACGCCGCCGCTGTAGCTGGTAAACGTCGGGCTGTACCCGTTCAGCATCTTAAAATAGCTGTCGATATAACGCAGCTCTTTACCATGAAAAAGATAGTCTAAGAATTTGATACCGTCCACTCTCCTTTCTATGCGGCGTTTTTAAGCAGCTCGCCGCACTCTTCCCAGTATTTCTGCCGTACCGTCATAGCGTCTATGACGGATACAAAGCCGTCGATATGCGCCCGCTGCTCTATCTTTATCGGTCTGAATTTCCTTGTTTCCATGTTGTGCTTAAGCGCAACATTCAAGAAATGTGTCTTTAGTAAATTGTTGTCTGCAATCTTGAAATTACCGTCTTTTATGATACCCTCAAACTCCCGTATGACTGGCGTTAGGTTTTCCCCTTGATGCACGTCGTCTGTCTGGAAACCGTAGTCTTTCAATTCCTCAATCAGATATTTTGCCATGTATCGGTCATACCCTATTTTGAGTATGTAAATACCGTATTTTTCCACCAGCCCCGTAAACCATGCGTATACGTCGTGGTAGTCTACGTAATTGTCGCCGCTTAAGGTTATCAGCCCCTTTTTAACAAAAATGTCATACGGCACGCCGTCCGTAGCCTGCAAGGTTTCCACCCTGCCCCGTGGCATAAAGAATTGAGTGAACGCATAAAGCATGCCGTCCCTTTCAATTACCACGCTTGCTGCGGTCAAGTCCGTTGTCTGGCTTAAGTCTATGCCGCCCACGGCGTAGCAGTCCCTAAAGTCCTCTAAGGTCTTTTCAATGCCTGCGCCGTCCACTGTCGCATATTCCAGCCATGCTATAGAGCTGTTCTGCTTGATATTGCAGTATTTTGTTAAAAATTCTGCCCGCTTGCTTAAACTGTTTTCTGCTACTGCTATCTCGTCCATGAAAAAGCTCTCTGGTACAGATACGCCCATGTTAGGGTTAGCTTTCTTAAGCTCTTCTATATCGTTCCACTTTTCCACGTCGTCTATCATGTATAAGAACGGCAAAAGCCGCCTTTCC